GTTTAGTTCCCTTTAAGGAATTAATAATGTTTCCAGATCTATATAAAGACCTGTGGTAGTTATCTCCTAAGGAAGGCTCATAACTAAATCCTAAAGAAGTAACTGCGTAAGGCAATAGCTTATGCGGGTAACGTCTGTAGTCAGATATATTACTAATAACTTTTACTTCAGCACGAAGCTTATCGTAATAGAACCCAAAGTTTTTTAAGAAAGTGTAAATATCAGTTGGTGTATCAGAATCACTTGCAGGAATATCCGGTTCACCTAAAGCGTCGCCAGATTTACTAGTCCAAACATTAGGAAGAAGACTTAACAACTTGTAAGTTGTATCATTATCATCTTCTACAATAATAGCATCAGCAGACCCTACATTTATCCAATTACGTGTTGTGGTATTAGTACCAGCTAATATCCATAAAGAATAAGTAACAATTACGCCTACAGGGAATACTGTGTCAACGTCAGTAAAAGAATTACCTACTACAATGTATGAGGCTGAGCTAGTGAGGTTAGTATCAGATCTTACTATGGGGGCGCTATTTGGATAGTCTGGTGCGCCACCTACAGTCTTTACTATTTTCCAAGCATAGATAGTTTCAGAAGAAGATAAAGGACTAACACTATTCCAAGAAAGCTTTATCTTTCTGTAGTCAATGTGTTCCGCTGTAAGGCCACTATTGTAGTAGTTTCCTGCAGTACCTGTAGTAACAGGAGTTCCGTAATAATTTAAACCGTAGAGCGAGGAGCCATAATTGCTCATATTTTAGTCCTACCTTAAGAATGAGTCTTTAGGGTTCTCAACAATATGCTGATGAAACTCCCCTGAGAGCTTAGCTACTTCCTCGCTAATATCGTATACTCTTTCTTCAATCTTATCAATTTTGTCGCCAATTTTATTTACAGCTTCTCGAAGACCTCCGCCATTTGGTCCAAACTGGTTATTAATTACCTCTAGTTTTTGCTTAATAACGGCATACTCAATGCGAGCAGAAGTATGTCTTTCATCTATCTTTTTCCATAAAGCATATGCTGAAGAAAGAAACGCAGCTAATACAGAGGTAATAACAGCTAGCTCTGCAATAGTAGATAAGGTAAAGTGCATTACATACCTGCTAACATTAGTGGGTTTGGTGCAGCTAAAGCTCCATAGCTCATCAAACCATTTTCAATATTATTAAGACGATCAGCAAGGGTAGTCCAACTAGTACTCTGGGTAAAAGACGAACCACCGGTCCATGTAGACGTTCTTACCGCAGCAGCGCCCAAAACAGATTCAATAGCCGCTACTTCGTCTTGCAATGAATTGACATGCGACGCATAGATAACGTCAGTTGTGTCATTCTTAGTAGTAAAACTAGCTATGCTACTAGGAAAAGATGCTGCCATTGGGTCTCCAAAATTAAGTCTCTATAAGAAGTATAGTATTAAATTCCACCAGTAGTGGTTAAAACTAATCTATCTATGGTTAAATATGGTATTTCGTTTGTAGCTATTGTTATATCTGAGGTACCTGAAGGGGTTTTATATACTAATCCCCCAACTGTAATTGCTCCTGGATTTGAGTTAATGTTTACAACAAGCGTTGTACCTGTAGTACCGCTTTGAGCAATCCAGTTACCGTTGTATCCAATAGGAGTAACTCCAGAAATAGTTACTAAATCTCCAGAAACAAGTCCATGAGCTGTTGAGGTATTTAGTGTAATATTAGTAGTTCCTGATGGAGTTTGAGGGGCATTAACTGTGTATTGCGGACGACGGCATAGGTAGTTAAACGTAACGTTATACACGCCAGGAACGTTCATCAAAGATCTATAGATATCCGCTTGATAAATAGTATCCCCAAAACCATACCCATTGTAAGAGAACAGGCCGGTATCTTTATTAAGAAGCTTGTCTGCTACACCTATTTTTGCGTCTAAAGTTTTGTAGTTATTTGAGATTGTTATGTTAGCCTCAATAAATATAGGTACATAGGTAGGAGGGTTAATTGTTAAAGTAGTATTGATAGGGCAACGAGTCCCTACATAATTCTGAACAGCATTAACTAAAGCTGGAAACTTTATTGGATCAATTGCGCCCGTAGTAGTTCTGCCAGGAGTAGGCGTACCATTACTATAAGGTTGAATGTAAAGATTAACCATAGTGTATACAGACGAAGTAGCTGAAGCTCTTGCTACACCAGGGACTAGAACAGCTAATGAAGGGTAATCATTTAGAGTTACCGCACGGTTCCTAGTCTGCATAGCACTTTGAACATTTACACGTAGCTGCGACATATCTTCCATGTCAGCACCATCAGTAGCACTATTTGAGCTTGGGTTTACAGTTAGACCCGAAGGTACTGAACTACGCCCAGGCACATAGGAAACAACAGCAGTCAACATATCTGTATTAGATAGGTTTCCGTATGAACCATAACTAGTTTGGTAGGTCGCACTAATTGGATCACCATTATTAGGGACTGCGCCGTTAATGCCATCCCCAAACAAGATTACTGTAGTGCCATCATTTTTAATCTTTGTTGTGTAGATCTTATCAGTAAACCCATAGTCAATTAGGCTGTCAACGTAGTTCCACTTTGTTAATCCTGCGGACTGACCTACCCACACTACAACTGAGCCGTCAACTACTCCGGTTTCCGGTATCTCTAGTTCTTGGTATGCATACCCATCTGACGTACCTAAGGTTACAGGTAGCGGGTAGTAGTTAGTATCCAGCCCACTTGAGGTTGAAGTGTTTGAAGTTAGTACTTGGTTAAATATAACTGGCCCACTGTTTGACCCATCTGCAATATCAGATAGTGCACTTGCTAGCTCAAAATAGATCGTAGAGTATGGTCCGCTAGATGGCGTCACTTTAATCTGGGTACCAATAGGAAGGCTAATTAAAGAACCCGTATTATTAATTAAAGTTGCGTACACAGAGCTAGGCACTGGTCCAGAAGGACTGTAGCCATAAGTTTCAGCAAAATTAATTAGATTACTTAACTGGGTTGTAGTTTGAATATTAGCTTCATTGGCAGCTCTGTCAATGTAGTACGACATTAAGTCTCCCATGTAGGAGAAAGCATTTACCAAAGCTACGCTAAAATCAGACTCGCTGTCGCCTGACCAGTCAGGGATACTCTGCTTAATTACCTTAGTTAATTCACTCTTTAAAGCGGAAAAGTCTTTTGCTGTATAGTCAATTTGTGGAATGATCACTGTATGCTGCCTGAAATAGTTCCGTTACTTGAAAAGATGGATGAGTTAATAGCTATACTACCATCTGCACCATTAGGAAGGCTCACTAAAATATTTGCAGTATATTGTGGGTAATCCGCGTCCTGAATAGGAACAAACTGTATATCTACAATGGTAATTTCAGGCAAGTACCCGTTTATAGCTCTATAGATAGCTTCCCGAACTGCAGGTAAAAAGCTGCCCATGTTCTCGTAAAGACTTCTTCCCATATCAAATCCATACAATGGATCCATAGGTTTTTGCAATACGGCTGTGGATATAACAGATCTAATCTTGCCCATGTACAAATCCGTATAGTCATTAGATGTGCGTATTCTTCCCCCATTATCTAGGGTAAATGGAAAAGCTATTGAAGTAGCCATTATATGTTTCCTTCCAGCGGAGCTCTTTCATCTCTATTTTGATAAGTAGATGGTGATGGGAATAGCATAGAAAAGCCTATTTCTAAAGGCTTAATTGAGTAAACATTAAACTTATCTAGTTGCTTGTAAAAGAACCAATCTGGGGGAAGAGCCACTTCTTTAGCAACTTCAGTCAGTAGCTTTTCTGCGCTAGCACGGTTAATTACGTAGCAAGCCAAAGACCAATCTTGATACGCAATACAAATACTTGGTTGACCAATCTCTTTAGTTTCATTATACAGCGGCTCATGCATTGGATGTACGTGAAGGGATAACATGTCCCAGTCTTCTGGGAGCTGTTCTATAAAGGTATCAAAGGCATAGAAAAAACCCTTAGTAGCATAAAAATCATCTTCCATAAGGATAAGATAATCAGCGTCTGTTTCAAGGAAATTTTTCCAGGCAGTATAGTTAGATGCCCAAATACCGATCTCTCCAAACATCCAGCCAAGCCCACCATCAAGGGCAATAAAGCCTTCCCTCTTTAAATTAAATTCAGGGTTTGCTTCAAGAAATGCTAAGGCTTCTTCTTTATTAGAGATACTAATAGTTGGGGTATCAAGCTTTTCATGCCTAGCTGAAAATTCTTCTTCAAGCTTAATAACGTTATTTCTTCTTTGAATGGAAATTGGAGACCCATCTTCCATGTGGAATACGTTATATACAAACTTCATTATGACCACGTTCCTAAACGAGTATTAATTTTAGTTAGTTGAATATGTGATCCAGCATAAATCTTAAAACCACCATTTGCACTTTGTGAAAATTGTGGAGTTAATGTTGTGCTAGAAGAACCAGTAGTTAAAAATCCTTGAATAAGAACTCCATAATCAGCACCTGTTGTTGCTGAAGAACTAGTAACTACTATTGCTGCTTCAGAAGATTGCGTACCGGATACAGCAACAGAAGCAGGGTTATTTCCAGTAAATGTTGCCTCAAATGTAGGTACTGTGGGTGAAGTAGTTAAGCGTATAGAAGCCGTTGATGTTGTACCAACAGTTCTAGTTAGTGCAGCAAAAAATCTAAAAGAATACGTAGTATTTGCTTCTAAAGTTACAGCAGTAGAACCACTTGTAAAAATAGATGTCAAAGTAGCAGTACTACTTAATGTAATAGCAGTGTCTACTTTATTAAATAAAGTAATACCAGAACCATCTGAAGAAACAATAGCTGTGTTAACTCCAGTTCCTCCATACGTAGTTCCAAGAATAGACCCAGTAGATACGTTAGAGAAATCGTTATAGCCTAAGTATTTGGAGTTGGCCCCATCGTAATATTTAAGTGCTCCAGAGAACGACCACAGATCTCCTGAAACTGGAGCCGATGGATTGGTAGAACCAGCACTTGGCACATTTATAGAAGCATAGCTACTCGTACCTGCGGCTAAGGTAAGCTTACCTCCGGTAAGTGTTGGAGAATTAGCAAGTACTACGTTTCCAGAACCAGTAGTGCCCACGGTACCTAGTACGCCTGCTAAAGTATTCGTAACAATTCCTGCGGTGCTTAACCCAGTAGCTGTCAGACTAGTTACGGAGACTGCTCCGCCAAAATATGAAGCACCAGAATTAACATAGAGCGCATAACTATTAGTAATGCTTGTGTTCGTACCTGCAACAGGAGCGCCTGCAATGTAGATGTTAGATGCGTTAGTAGCTGTTAACCCATTAGTTGATGAGAAGGTTGGTGCACCAAAAGAACTCATTGTTCTATGAGCAACTGTTGCTCCAGCAGTGCTTGCTGTGTCCGTTACTGTAGACGCTGCAAACTCTAAAGCAGCACCATTAGTTGTCCATGTTGTATTGTGACCAGCTTCGTTACCAAGTCTGTAGATCTTTGCGTTTAGGTTATTTACTTTTCCTAAATACATCGCAGCTCCACCAACGGGATTTAGCAGCAACCCTTGAAGAC